TACTGGAGTGCTGGATTAACCAGCGTCGCATAGACATTAGACAGTTCTTCTGTCTTCATCGTGGCCAGCTGTTGGTATACTGCGTTGATGAGCCCGGCCTTCGTCTTCGGCGGTTCAGCTGTCGGGGCAGCATTTGAAGCTGCATCCGCTGCTGCGACCGCCTTGTCGTTTTCTGCAGAAGGAGGAACGGTAGCTCCGGGACCGGAACCAACGTGTTCGTCTGCATCAGCTTCCTTCGAAGCCGAACCGTCGATGTTTGCCTTCGTCTCTGCGTCTGCCTTTACGGCATCCGTAGCAACATCTGTCTCACCTTTCTTGGATGGCGTCCCGTCAGAAACTGCAACCTCTTCAACGAGCCCATCCTTACGTAGTTCCTCAACAGTAATGTCCTCGATCAGATCGATCGAACGCTTTGTCTTGTTCTTTGACATGTATGTTGTGTGTGACTACAATAATGTAGTGGTTATAGTTTTGAGAGGAAATCGTTCCAGACCTTCAGCTGAGCCTCAGTGAGGCGCTTCGAAGATGCGTTTTTAATTTCAGTCTCGTACTTTTCAATTTGCTGAGCCTTCAGGATGCCATTATCCCAGACCCATTCAACGCCTTCCATGATGCCATTTACAAAGGCCTCAGGGGCAGAAGGATCCTGAACGATGTCCACAGTGGCGAGAATAAAATCTTCTGCGACCTCCATGATACCATCCTTTGATTGCTTCAGACTTCCCATACCGCGAGTTGAGACACCTAACTGAACGCCGCCTTCCATAAGGCCTTTCACGATCTTACCCATCGGCGTGTCCAGTATCAGTGCCTTTCCGACAACGTTGTTCCCGTCCCACTTGAGTTCGGTAATACGATGCGAAACTTTGTCCAGGTTTACGGTCGGACCGTCCGGGTGATTCAACTCTCCGACCGCACGGCCGGTGTTCACCTGTTCCTTGATGTACTTGTCTACAGCTGGTGCCAGAACCGTGCGTGGATAACGACGCTTGTTACGGTTCGGTTTCTCGGCTTGCATGAAGATACCGTGGAGGTACGACTTGCTCTGACCGCCCTGAGTTGCCTCAGACAGTAGAGAGATTTGTGAGTCGATATGTTCAGCGATGAGCTTCATGTCTATTATTTTGCAAATGTATGCAGAGCTGAGAGTTTTTCGTGGTGATCAGCCATCTGATTGTGGTAATCACGAAGAGCTGCAGAACCTCCAGGGGAAGTTTCAGCCTGCTTTGCCAGATTGCGGTGCTTAGCGGCAGTGTCCTTATGAGCTGCAGCTGCCTGCTCATGCGTTTCTCCATGAAAGAACGCATCATGCGATGCATCGTGCGCCGCGATTCCAGCCTTACGGGCATAATTTGCCTCCGCGCTGTAGTACGTTGCCTCCCCGAGATTACGTACCGTTTCGAAAAAGTTCATGTCCCGTGTTATTTGGCTGCCTTATTATAGATCTGAGATGCTACTACAACCTTTTGTGAGTCAAGGACACCATTGACCTTCTCGGCCATCGATGCTTTGAAGGCCGCCTCAGCAGCACCGGGCTTTCCAGTGCGAAGCGCATTCAGCATGTCTACGGTTGGATTATTCATCAATATAATTGTTTCTATTTATAGAGTTGTTAATTTCAGAGACTTAGTAAATCTCTCTCCACTTGAGGGCTCCCCAGGCTGTCGCAGTCCCTCCGATTGCCCTAGCAGCCAAAACGTAGATCTCGCTATTGGTCGAATCCATGTTTTGCGCAATAAAGTTGCGTTTTGAGGTGGTTGGGCTTGGTTCTGTGGCAGAACCCATGCCCTTCACAGACCCACCAGGGCTGGAAGCACCTGCAAACCCGTTAGAGAGTACTTCCCCTCCAGTATACGCGGTACCTGTTAGATTGTATTCCACTGCACTATCAGCATGGGCCTCCGTCCACGTCGCGCTAGAAAGGGTTAGAGCCGCCAGATTTGGTAGCTTTACTAGTTTCCAGATAATGGCATTTGATTCGGCATATACGACAGCTTCTTGAAGTCTGACAATTACTCGGTTGAGATCACCCTGAAATGCATTCTTCAGCCGGATCGCAATGATAGGAAGATCGCCGGTCGTCAAAACGTTCTTTGCTACAATTCCACCATCAATGGCAAAATCCACTCCGGCTTCAGCATATCCGCCTTCGGACACTACCGTTGCGCAGATCTGATCCATGTATCCACCGACGGTAGTACCGGTATTTACGACCTCAGATCTAATCGGGAGGTTCGGGTTTGATATGTAGACTGTCGGAAGAACATTGCTGTTGTAGAATTCATGCGCCACGATCGTTTCGCCGTCATGAATGAATCCGCAGCGAACACGACCAACGCCCAACCACTGAAAATCCGTAAAGAAGATCTGTGTCTTTGTGATATCCAGATTAAACCCGCTGTTACCAGTACCGTCACACTTATCGATATTCCAATTCGCCTGGTTAATCTTTCTGGTATCATCCGCGGATCCAGTCACATACGTACGAATGACAAAGCTGAGTGTTCCGTCTCCTTCCTGCTGGAGAAAGATACCATTACGATCGTCGTAGTATCCGATACGCTTTGTGACGCCCGGAACCGCAGCATAGAAGTTAGCGCTTGCCTTAATCAGCTGGCTCTTTCCAGGCATGTAATGGTGGTACATCTTGGTCTGCTGTACCGCCCGAGCAGCTGGATTATTTCCCGTCGATAGCCTGATCGCCGCCTCGTTTGTGCGATATGCAATCGTTGCACCGTTGACAGTAAGTATATTATACGTGCTAGAATTGCTATTGTAGATGTGCTTGTGATCGCCGAGAGTATACTCGTCAGAGACCCGAAGGCGACCAAAGGCATCACCAGTCGAACCACCAGCTGTCGTCGGCAGCGGATTGTATTGCGTCACGACGTCTCCGGCCTTGCCGGACGCAAGCATTACGATCTCGTAGCGCTTTTGGCCGTCGATCTTGTCAAGTGGTACGATGTATTGTGCCATGGCGCGCTATAGGTGTTATGCTGATCGATCAAACTCTTCGTTTGCTGAGATATCTTCGATGCCGGATCCAGTGTCTATTTGAGGGTTCTCTAGCATCTTCTGTGCATTCAGCTCAGAATCTTCCTGCATCTCTTGTTCGAGCTGTTCGATGTCCTCGTCCGTCATGCGTAGGACATGACGGCGAACCCAGTTCTCCGAGAAGTACTTTCCAACGTACGGAGTAACGTTATTCAGGAGCTGGATGCGTTCATTCATTAACTCGGACTCCTTTAGCTCGGTGAAGTAGTTATCCTTGCGGAAATCAAAACGCAGCGTCTCCCTGAGCTCTGGCCAATCCTCTTCGGTGATGACTCCCTTGAGTACAAGCTGGACTCTGAGGAGTTCAGTAAACAGAGCAGAGAACTTCTTGCGGAGCTTGTCGATGAACTTCTGAAACTTGACCTCATCCCGGCTGATCTCTGAGGCCTTGCCTAGGTTGAACCCGTTCTGCGGATCCATACGGGTCACTGGAACATTCAACGCATTAAACAGCTTCTTCTGGAAGAAGAGGATGTCATCGATCTGAGATAGGTTCTCTCCGCCTGGGAGAGTTGTGATCTCTGTACCACGGCCACCCTCGCGGCGTGGCAGCCAGAAATCTTCTAGCATGCTCATATGCTTACGGTCGTCACGGATCTCACCGGTGACGGCATCATAGACCAGCTTGTTACGATACTGGTTCATGATGTGGCGCATGTACTCCTCGGCCTTGCCCTTTGGCAGGTTGCCGACATCGATGTAGAAAATACGGCGCTCAGGAGCACGTGAGAGACGGTAGATCACCAGCGCATCTTCCATCATGCGCAGCTGATTGACCGGTTTCAGCGCCTTGTGCAGAGGTGACAGAACACGCTTGCGGCTAGCATCCAGGATTCCAGATGGAACGTAGCAAATCGCGTCCTTGTTGATCTTGAGCCCGACATCTGATTTCTGAAGACCTCCATCTTGGTACAGGTAGTACTCATCAAGCGTCTTGATGACACGAGCACCAGTGACCGAGTCGGTCTCTTCCTTGACCTCACGGACCTTTCTGATACGGATGGCATCGACTGCGCGAAGCTCAAGAATTCCTTCGTCACGGTTTTCCTCGTCGATGATGATGTGGAAATATACTCTGCCATCAACGTACCAACGGCGGAAGATATCCTGCCCGTTGATGTTGAAATTGAGGAGCTGACATACCCGATTAAACTCAGCCTTGATCTCCTTCTTGATCGAATTGGGTTGCTCCAGATCGTCCAGATTGATGTCTACTGGTGCCTCATGCTCCTCGTGCACGATAGACTCATTGACGATATCTTCGATGGCGCTGTCGCACTCTGGCATTTCAGCGGCTACGCGATACTTGCGGATGAGATCAACATCCGTCTTTGCTGCGTCACCTTCCAGGTCGAGATACTGGCCGTAGTACCCACCTGCAGCGATCGCTGTAGAACCATCATCTGCGGTCGGCGGGACGAACGACGCCGGCTGTTCTTCCTGATTCTTTTTACGGATAAGATCCCGATCTTTACCCGGTTGAACTCGATCTAGTGTGAATCCGAAGAATTGAAGAGCCATGATGATGTATTGTGGTCAGTCTAAGAGAAAGCGTGGGAGGAATACGAATATTGCCTCCCACGCCATATTTATTAGAAAACCGAACGATTAGTTCGTGGTGCTTGATTCCCAGTAAGTAACCTGGAACTCTACTCCGAACTCTTCGATGGTGTTTTCAGCATCGTAGCTGAGATCGATGGCGCTCAGGCTTGATGGCCAGCAACCACGGATGTCGTAACGCTTCAGAACGGCGCCTTTACGATCAAGCTGTTCAACAGCAAGATCTGCAGCGTACACCGACGGATTTACTTCGCCAGTGTTCTGAGCGTGTGCGTTGATGCCGTTCATCCAGCGCTCGAATGCATTACGGAGCTCGAACGAGTTGTCGTTGATGACTGTGACGCCCCATGGTTCGAACGAACGATCGCCTGCGATCTGGATCTGACGACCGCGGAACGGGATGGTGATTGGAGCGATGAGGGACGCTGGAAGAGCTGCAGCCTTGATCATGAAGGATGCGAGCTCGACGTTACCAGCGGCATAGGCAGGGAAGTTGCACGTAACCTTGAAGAGGTTATTACGTGCTCCGCCCCCGACTAGCTTTGACTTGAAATCATTGATACCTAGATTAGCCATGTTAGTATTCTCCTAGTTAATTATTTTCCAACCAGTTCGGAGAAGTCAACACCAGTGCGTGTAGCAATGAAGTTGAGGGTGATGAAGTTGATCGAACGGGCCGGCTTGATGTAGATATCAGCACGGAATTCGTTACGATC